TCTTCTTTGGTCAATAACTGGTAAGTATTCAACAGGATTCGGATCTAACGGATCTCCGTCTCAGATCTGAGTAAGGCAATCACCTAACTCAATTCCAGTCTGGTTGACCGCCCATACTACTGGGTGTAACATAAGTGGATTTGTTAAATCACCAAGCCCTAGGGCCGTTTCGTTATACGGTACCGAAGCTGCGATGTAGTACTCATCAAGCGATTTATTCGCACAAAGAGTTTGATCGAGTTCAGCTACTTTCTTTTCTATGTTTTGAGCCCGCTTTTCCCTTAATTTAGTATTAAAGGAATCACGGGTTATCTCGAAGCAATCATCAACCCATGAAAAAGGGCGTGATTGACGAGATCTAACTCAAATCATAAAAGATAGTAATCTTGAATCTTCCTTGTTTAGGTTGATCTCAAGAGGTAAATAACGAGCGTTATCTGTTTGAATGTACTGACGTTCTAGCAATACATCAACTAATTCTAATAAGAATTTCTTATTATCCTTGGTTAATATATTTCTTTTAACTGAAGACATTTCATTTCCATTTAGAGCAAGCCTTTTGGTGAACTCTATTTGGTTATGATCTTTATCTCCTAGTACACTTTTACTTAAGTTTATAGGAATTCCTAATGAACTTAATAAAACTAGATAAGTATCGGCAACTTCCTTATTAAATATAACGACATCATCACCAAGTAAGCTATAATCTTTAAAGAATCTCAGAGGTTTATCCTCCTCAATTCGTTTAAGATTTGCAGCGTATTGGATGATATCATGGTGTCAAAGAGCGAAAGATGGAAAGCTAGATAGTAAACCTAATGGTTGACCTACTGCTCATCTTACCCCCTCTTCTTTATATTTAACTTGGAAGGCCCTATCCGTCATTACTCCTAGTCATGCTGCCAATTCCTTTCCTCCGAGAAGCTCGATTCTATATTTCTGCATAGTAGCAGGAATACGGTCTGAAGCTGCGGTTAAATCAAAGCAATAAGTTGGTTTACCAATAGATTCCTTCAAAAGGGTTTTAAAACCTTTATCTTGGTTTCTGGTACAATCTGTACTGATTGACTTAAGAATATCGTAAAGAGTATTCTGGATTGGAATCAGAGCTGTCTGACTTCAGTAATCAGCTATAGCAAAGATACGTGTTTTACCTGCGGGTTCAGCTGAGAAGCCTAGCCTACCTGTGAAATACTTACCTTTACCAGTAAAAGATTCTGACATATTCTCCATTCATTTGGTTTGTCAACTCTGTCCTAAGACTTTGTTTAAAACACATAAGTTTGAATACAGGGATATATCTTCAATCACTGCACGAGCATCGAGATGAGCACAACTCACTGAAGGTCCATTAGGTCCTTTAGATGATGTTGATATCACTCTTTGTTCCTGTTTAGCTACTTGTAAGGAACCCTTATATCAAGGATACCTATTAACGAATCTTTCTAAAAATATTTTAAACTTCATTGTTGTTTCAGTGATCTCTATGCCTTCCGGTAATGGATCAGTGATAGACTTTGTTGAATAATCTATTGGAAGAATGATTAATTCGTAGGATCTTGCGATAGTAAGGGCCAGACGAATTAGGACACCATCCTCAAATTTAAGTAGAGGACGAAG